CGCCAACTTGGTGTTTCCCGAAATACTGTCTACTCCCATGTCACGAATTAGGAACACCGAAGTCGTATGAAAGATCCTAGAGCCGACGTTGGTTTGGATCACTTGAATGGCAACTAAGTCCGCATCTCGGTTGTTCGTGCAGGGTGCAGCGAAGGTCCGGTGTCCGCCCTTCACGTCTGTCATGCGGCCGTTAAGACGTGTTGGACCTCCAGCAATGTATGGCCCGCGCGGTGCTTCACCGGCACGCCCGCGCCTGGTCGCGCAATACGGCATAATCGCTGAGCATCCTGATCACGACCGCACCTTCTGGCAGCGCTTCGATCTCGGCTGCAGCAACGTCTTGATCCGCCACGCTGTATTCCACCACGGGTGGGCAAGTTGGCCGTGGGTCAAAATTGCCCATCGCGCATGCGCTGAGCCAAAGCATCGCGATCAGCGGGGCGGCGGCTGGCAGCGTCCAGCATCTGGCGTTGGACTTCATGGGTTCTCTCCGATGTTGAAAGTCGCTCGGCCAGCCGCCCGGCGCGTTCACCGGCGCGGCGGAGGTTCAGCAGGAACAAGGCGATGGTGAGGGCGGCCAGCAAAAGGCCCAACGCTTTGCGCGCTGGGCCGCTGGCGAGGCTTGCGGTGATCCAACTCATTAGCGCTGGCCCCGTTTCCAGTCATCGATCCGGGCGTGGATGGAGACGGCGATGCCTATCAGTGCCACTGCGATGAACACCCAGCGCAGGGTATCGAGATAGGGCACCAGGGGCAGGATGGCTGTTTGGGTTTCCGCAAGTACGTCTTGCACCACTTCAACACCGGCGGCGCCGACCGTGGCGATGCCTGCGGCCCCGCCGCCTTTCAGGGTGCGGCTGTCGGCGAGCACCTCACGAGCTGGCTGGGTTTCCGGCACAAAGGGCGTGGCGCGGGGAGCGAAGGGTTCGCCCCAGCTGCGTGCGGGGCCGAGGTCGATGTGCATGAAGCTCGAGCGGGGATAGGTGCCGAAGCCGAGGAAACCGACAGCGCGGGCGGCTTCGGCGAACGCCACCGGATCGTGGTTCGACATGGCGATATCAAATGCCGTGCCCTGCATGTGCTTGGAGGCCGGGGCCCCGCCGACGGCGCGGTTGTGGCTGGGGCTGCGATAGCCCGACCGAACGATCAGCGGCTTGCCGAGACGGTTGCGCAGGGATTGCAGCTTATCCATCGCTTCGGTGTTGATCTTGATCGCCCCGGTGCCGCGGCAGGCGATCTCGGCCGGGGAAAAGCTGGACCAGCGCCACGCGCTTTCGGGTACATCGCGGAAATGGGCATAGGTCGTGGTCGGCATGATGGGTCTCCAGAAATGCAAAACCCGCCTCTGGGGCGGGTGGGGAACAGGTTCAGTGGTGGTCTTGGGGGATCGTCAGTCGGTGCGGCCGCGCTGGAACGCCTCGAACATCAGATCGCGCATCGCGCGGATGTCTGTCTCGATGCGCTCCAGCCGGTCGGCGTCGCCTTTGCGGTCTTCAGCGCGCTGGCGGTCCACGCGGTCACGCTCGGCCAGCAACTCCCGGTCCAGCCGGACAAGCATCGCGTCATTGGTGAAAGCGCGGCGCGTGACGGCGGCCAGGAGCGCGATGAAGCCGCCGATCAGTGCGGTGATGGCGGCGGTCAATCCGTTGTCGCGGAAGGCCGCGCCGACCTCCTGCAACAGGGTGGTTCGTTCTGTCATGATGATATCCCTCAATAATCCGTCTCGACGTAGACGCCGGAGCAGTCGTAGGCGACGGCGGCCGCCGTCGCGCCGTTATTCATGTAATTGCGCGGGCTCAGAAGCTGGGTGGCGGCGGGCATGTCACTGGTGACGGTAAACTCGGCGGCCGCGCCGCTGACCTCCTCGACCACCCGCACGCCGATGTCTGATCCGTTCGGGGCTGCTGCGATGTAGAGCGTCAGAACGTTGGTCAGGCTGTTGACCGGGAAGCTCGCGCCCAGATCGATCAGGCTCGGTGCACCGGTGCCATCGTTATGCACCAGCTGCCAGTTGGTGTGGGTGCCGCGCTGGAAGCCGATCCCGATGCAGTTGGCCGTTGCGGCTAACGTCAGCGTGGTGGCCAGTGCCGCAGTCGACCCATAGAGCCCGAAAAAGCCCATGCCGGTGGCCTGCAGCGCGGTCAGCGAGAGGCGGTTGACGTAGTTCCACCCGCCCAAGCCATCGGCATTGCCACGCCAGCAGACCCAGCCTGCGGAGCGTTCTTCGGCCACCGCGTCAGCCGTTGCTGCACTGGTCACGCGCCAACGGCGCATGCTGGTGGAGAGGTTGGTGGTCGCCAGCGTCGGTGTAGCCACGGTGCCGACTGCCGTGCGCGGCATGCCATTGGTGTTGACCGTTGTGCCGGTCGAGGGCGCCCAAGTCGCGATCCGGTTGACCCCGAAATGCGGTTGCAGAGGAAAGAACCGCCCCGAGGGCCGCTGCACATCCAGCCACCCGGCCCCTGCGCGGTCACGGGCATAAACGGCAAGCTTTCCCGCAGGCGGAGGGTCCGGGGCGGCGGGTAGGGCGGGGATCACCAATGGTTCGGGCAGTTCAACCCGGCCCGAGGTCCGGTCGATCCGGATCGCATCAAAGAAGGTCGATCCGTTCGGGCTGACCTTGAAACTGAAATCGTCGTTGCCGAGAAGGCCGATCAGCGCCCGCGCCGAAAACCCGGTCTTGAAGGCGAAGGCCGCATCATTCCCGGCGGCGGCCTTGTTGACGGTGGCCTCGATCCCGGCACCGGCGTTGTTCAGCAGCACCGCAGGGGTATTCATCGACAAACGGTTGTAGCTGTCAGCGGTCGCCCCGCCGAGGCCCAGCAATTGCGCAGTGAGGTTTGCCTGGGGCATGCCGACCTGCGCCACGCTATTCGCGAAGGTGACTATGGGCGTGTTGATCACCGTGGTGCCGCCTGCCCCCGCAATCGCGGACCCGACATTTACCACGGTCGTGGACCCACTCGCACCGCCAGTGCCGAGGTTCAAGGTTTTGGTGACGCCGGTCGTCGTGGCTCCTGTGCCCATGCCGTAGGTGGCGGTTGTCGTCGCCGTGCCGATCGATGCGCTGGCCGCCGAGATTGTGACGGTGCCCGACACCGTCAGTGTGCCGGAGAAGGTCTTGTTGCCGCTGAACGTCTGGGTGCCAGCGAGGATCGCCAGTTCCGACGAGGTGTTCGGCAGCGTGAAGGTGCGGGTTGTCCCGGTGCTGATCCCCGACAGCGAGAATGTCGCCCGCTTTGTCGGATCGGCGGTGTTTACGAGGCTGAAGACGCTGTCAGGAACATCCACCGGTTCGCCAACCGGATCCCAGGCGCTGCCGTTCCAGACCAGAAACATCTGTTCTGCCGCGATCCATGCCAGCCAGCCCGGGCGCGGCACCAGCTGCATCCAGACGCCATCGACCCAGAAGGCCACGTTCAAGTCCCAGCCAGCCCACAGACCTGTCGCCCCAGACGCCACAATATGCCGGTCGCCGTCGGTCGGGCTGGCAGATGGGGCGGTGCGCGTGCGGTCCAGCACTGACAGCTGCACCATGGCGTCCAGCAGGCGCAGCGCCTCGTTGTGGGTGACATGCTTTTGCGCCTGCGATGCCAGGATATAGGGCAGCAGGAGGTGGGTGGTTAAATCGGACATGATTCTGCTTTCAGAAGGTTAGCGTGACGGGTCGCCCAGCGCCTCGGCCGATCAGTGCCGAGAGCTGGTAGATGCGGATTGCAAGAGATTGGCCGGGACCGAGGGGCGCGCCCCAGTCGGCGGTCTGCTGGGCGGCGGTGTAGAGGACACTGGTCGTGGCAGTCGTCAAGGATCGCTTGACAACTGACCCGTCCAGAATGTCGAGCGCGTAAGCTTCAAAGTCCTCGGCCAAGGGCACATCGCCCGCGCCCCAGGTGTCGGCGGAAAGGGATCGCGACCGACGCGTCCATCGGATCGTCAGATCGCCCGCGCTGCGGGCGGTGCGCCACGGCTGTTCGACATGTGCGACCGAAAACGGCCGCAGCCCAGCGCCCTCGGGCGTGAAGGTTGCGGCAACAAAGGTCTCGTCACTGACCGGCTTGGAAGCTGGGCCGATACGCCAGTTCCATGGCAGACCCAGATCGGCCTCGCTGATGGGCAACGGTGCCACGGTTGTGTCGAGAACAACGACGCGGGCGCCGCTTGCCACCATTCCAGCGACCGCGCCTTCCGTGCCGCGCTGGCCACGCAGCAATCGGGTCAGCTGATAGCGCCCCGGTGCGATAAGTTCTGCAACGCCTGCTTGGACGATCTCCCACTGCCCTGCGCCGGTCTCGACGGCCAGCGCATTGGCCCCACCCAGCAAGGTGATGTCCGTGACGCTTTCCAGCGTGCCGGAATAGAGATCGACCACCAGCGCATTGCCCAGATCGAACCGCGACACCGGCCCGGCAAAGAAGTCGGCCGCCAACACGCCCATGCGCGCTCGCGAGCTGAAGGTGGTCAGCAGGGCAAATCCGTCTGTCGCGGCGCTGCGATAGACGGCGATTTCACCCGGCCATGGCTTTGCATGGGCCGCGACAAAGGGCCGGTGCGCAGGCTGATCCTCGCGCAGCTGCGGCAAGTCCATTAGCACGATGTCTGGTGCGCCGAACACGGTCGGGGTCGACAAGGACGCCGGTCGAGGCTCTCCGGGCGGGAGGTCGTAGACCGCTCGATCCTGGCGCACGGCGTCAATGCTGCGCAGGTCGGAGTCGGCGATGGAGACGAGGCGCATTTCCGTAAGGCGGCCATCGTGGTCGAGCAGGATCACATCGCAGGGATCCAGCGCCAGCCGTGATGGCGGCAGACGAAACACCGCGCTTTCGCGGCCCACCCATGCCTCCATTAGCGCGCGGCGGCAGCGGCGTTCTGCCTCCTCGGGCGGGATCACCATCGGGAAGGCCTCGGATGCGATCCGGGTTGTGTCGACGGTGATGCGCCGGGCTTCGACCTGTGCTGCGTCATAATCCTCGTCGGCGCGGGCAACCTGCCATTTCAGGGCCTGCGGCAGTTCGGTTTCCTGCGCCCGGGTCAGTTCCATCACGTCGCCTTGCGCAGATGATGGTGCCACCATGCTGTCAGGGGTGACGATGGCGCTGGCGATCCGGCCGCGCATCAGGAACTTGATGCGGCCTTCACTCTCGACGGCATCCAAGCCGAAGTGCCGAGCCAGCGTCGAGATCGAGGCACGCGGGGCTTCCAGTGCCGAGATCACATAGCCTTCAACGGCACCCCAAAGGCCGGAGACGTCGATCTGGTCTTCCGGCATTCCTGCGCGCAGGCAAAGGTGGCGCACAAGGGCCGCCAGTGACACAGCACCCAGCCGCCCGGTCAGCCAGTGGCCCAATCGCCAGTTCGGGCCATCGGTCCAGACATCGGTCAGCCCGGGGAAGAACGGATAGGGGCGCGCATCCCATGTCCAAGCGGCGCATTCGGGCACATGCACCATCTGGTTGCCATAGACCGATGACACCGGATTGTTCGCCGCAGCACCCCAGAATAGATAGGTCGCTTCCAGATAGGCCCGCTGGATCGCATCGTCGCGCCAGCCGCGCGAGAAATACGGCGTGAAGCTCTCTGAAGACTTCGGGTCGAAGAAGACGTTCGGCTGGTTGGTGCCACGATCAATCGCCGGGCAGCCCAGTTCGGTAAACCAGATCGGCTTTGACTGCGGCACCCATGCCGTCGGCATCGCGCTCTCCACGCCTCCCGGCCTGTTGAAATGCGGGTTTTGCCACCATGCGCGCAGATCCTTGAAGCGGAAGACCCACGGTTTTGCCGCCGCGCCATCCATGATCGGCGTACGGTTTTGCGCGGTTCGATCAAGGGCGATGGCATAGAACCAGTCGAAGCCTTCCCCGCCGGTGATGTTCGATTGAAGATAGTCCCGGTCGTAGATCGCAGGCGCCAGCGCCGCGTCGGCATGGTCAAACCCGTCTCGCCAGTCTGACAGAGGCATGTAGTTGTCGATGCCGATGAGATCGATGTTGGCATCGGACCACAGGGGATCGAGATGGAAGAAGACGTCTCCCGAGCCATCGGCAGGGTGATGGCCGAAATACTCCGACCAATCGGACGCGTAGCCGATCTTGGGCCCAGCGCCGAGGATCGTTCGGACATCGGCGGCAAGAGCCTTGAAGGCCGTGACGGCGGGATAGGTGCTGCCACCCGAGCGGATCGTGGTCAGACCGGGCATCTCCGAACCGATCAGGAAGGCGTCGACGCCCCCGGCCGCTTTGCAGAGATGCGCATAGTGCAGGATCATCCGGCGCAAGCCCCATTCCCCGATAGGGCCGGTCCAGTCGACGGTTTCGCCGGAAACGGTAAAGTTGGCGGGCGCGGCTGTGCCAAACAGCGCCGCGACCTGCGTGGCAGCGGTCGCGGTCTTGTCCACCGACCCGGAAAAGCCCGCTGCCGGGGAACAGGTGATACGCCCGCGCCAGGGGAAGGTCGGCTGGCCCGAGGTGGAGGCATTGGCGCTGTAGGGGTTCGGCTTGGTATTGCCCGGCGGGACGTCCATCAGGATGAAGGGATAGAAGGTTACGCGCAGTCCGCGATCTTTCATCTCTTGGATCGCCTGCACCACCGCGAAGTCGGCAGGCGTGCCGCCATAGACCGGCCGGTTCTCTGCATCGCGGCTTACCAGAAACGCATCCGCGCGTGCGACACCGTTCACGGACCAGGGGGATGGCGTGGTGGTCTTGGCCGCCACCTCGACGCCCGGCCGCACCTTGCAGTTCCCCGCGCGCAGATCATCCCCAAACCAGGCCACCACAAGACTGACGCTTTCCACGGCAGGGGCCAAGGATTGCAGCCGATCCAGCGCCACCACCATGTCGGCAGTGTCGGTAATTGCGTTCAGGTTCTCGGCAACGGTCGCACCACCAGCGCCAGCGGTCTTCTTGACCGGTGCAGTCGCATAGGTGAATTCGCCTGATGCCGGGATCATCGTCACGGCCTTGACCAGCCCTTCTGCGGTGTCAGGATCCGCGAGGGGCCGGAACACCTCGAAGCTGATCTGTGGCAGGCGGTTGCCGAATGCGCTGAGGTTCAACTCCTCGAAGACGACATAGGCGGTGCCGCGATAGGCGGGCGTGTTGGTCGCCCCCATCTTTGCCGAGATGAACGGATCGGGGGCCTGCGCCTCGTCTCCCGGGTACCAGCGCCAGGTGACGCCCGTCATGTCCATCGGCTTGCCGTCGGCCCAGACGCGGCCGATACCGGTAATTTCGCCCTCGCACAAGGCGACAGCAAAGCTGGCGTAATACAGATATTCGGTGGTGGTGACCTTTGGCCCGCTGCCCTTGCCGCCGCCTTGGCTGGTTGTGTTGACCTCTTCGCGGAAGTCCGTTGCCCAGATGATATTGCCTCCGATGCGCATCCGGCCGAACAGGCGCGGGATGACCGCTCCTTCGGTCGAGGATGTGATGCGCAAGCTGTCCAGCCGCGCGCCCTCGATCCGTTGCGCCGGGGCGAGGGACGAGACGATCCAGTTGTCGACCACCGACCCGATGGTGGAGCCGATGAAGCCGCCAATCGTGAAGGCGCTGACGCCGAGCAAGGTGCCCCCGATAGACCCACCGATTGCAGAGCCAACCGCGCCGAGAACTAATGTCGCCATGTGTGTGGTTTCAGTCTTTTGGGAACAGGAAAGCGAAAGCGATGCGTCGCCGCCAGGATGGGGTCAGCTGTTCCTCGACCACGCCCAGCCGCTCATAGGCATGGATGAAGCGGTCAGGCGAGGTCAGGATCCCGACATGCTTGGCTATGGCGCGCGGGGCCATGCGGAACAGGACCAGCGCGCCGGGAATGACGTCCGTGGGGGCAATTTCCGACATCATCGCCCGTGCGCCTTCGGCCAGCACCTCGCGCGGCCCGGTCTGGCCCCAATCCCGGCTGTACGGTGGGATCGGAAATGGCTCGTCGCCCACCACCGCGCGCCAGACGCCGCGCGCGAGGCCAAGACAATCGCAACCGACACCGCGTAGGCTGGCTTGGTCGTGGTAGGGCGTGCCGAGCCAACTGCGGGCGGTAGCAATAACCAAGGCGGGGTCGGCCACGGCCGCGCGGCGTTTCACAGCACATTTCCTTCATGGCCGCCGTCCTGGCTGGCATAGCGCAGCACGGCGTCTTGGCCGGTGATATTGGGAAAGCCCCGGAAGTTGGCGACATTCGCAAACTTGGCGCTGCAGGTAGCGATCCGCTTGTCGCAGCCTGCCCGCGCGACAAAGCTGTCGCCTTCGGCGATAGCACGCACGGGCGCTTCCAGCAGGGTCAGGCTGGCGATTGCATCAGCAATGCCATGCGCCAAAACTTCAGTGATGCGCCCGGCATTGGCACCACTGGTCCATGTCAGTGTGCCAGAGGTGAACCAACCCGCATCAAACCCGGGCAGCCCGTAGGCCATGAACGCCCTGTCGCGCAAGAGGTCGGTGACAACGCCGGTGCCCTTGTAGATGGCGTTTTCCAAGTCGATGCCGCACCGAATATCGCCAAGTGCAGCATCGCAACCAGCCTGGAACGTGCGACCGACAGTCTGGCCCAGCACATGCGCGAGGCTGCGCACTTCGGCGACAAATGCCATGCGCCCGCGCCGGATTTGTCCAACCGCGCCCCGGCGCAAGAGTACGCGCTGGCTGGTGTCGGCCCAGTTCACCCGCCACAGCTCCACCGCCGCATTGTCCCACCGCCCGTCGAGAATATCGGTTTCTGTGATCCGGTCGGAGGTCAAGACGCCGGTGGCATCCTGCGCATCAACGGCCAAATCGGACCCAGCACGGATTTCCGAGGCGGCGAACCCGCTTTCGGGTTCAAACTCGGTACCATCGAAGCTGAGGGTACGGTCATGATCGGTAAAGCCCAGCGCCATGCCGTCGGCGCGGCTGATCCTCCAGCACCAAGACAAGGTAGTGGTGCCGTCATCGAGATGGGTCTGCAGAGCCGGGGAGAGGGTTTTCATCGGCGGATCTCCAGCAGGGGGATGGAGGTAATCGATCCCAGCCGTTCGAAGTCGAGGGTGACGTCGAGGGTGTCGCTGTCGAAGCGCACCGGCACATCGAATTCGAAGCCAGCGCGCACGATCACGCCGCCCGCTGGGGCGGTGGTGAAGGTGACGACGCCAGTCGTCGTGTCCAGCGTCCAGCCTGATAGCTGCTCCACCATGCCCAGCGCGACGCGGACGGTTCCGGTCACGGGTTTGGTGATGGTCCGCACCCATGTCTGCGCGCCAGACGTGTAGCGTTTTGCAAGCTGGAAGGCCTGCAGGCTTCCGGTCCCGGTGCCGATCTGCTGATCGGTTGGCGCGACCGCCTGCGACGGCAGGGCGGATTTGTAATCGGCCCAGTCCTTGTAGCGAAAGCCGTGCAGGCGGCCGTTGCGGGCTTCGAAGAAGGCGACGACCGCCGCCAGATCATCAGCGCGACGAATGCCATAGGCCACGTCATAGCGGCGGCGCGAGTTGGCCCAGCTGGCGTTGCGCTCTTCATCACCGGAGGCTAGTTCGACCACTTGCGTGCGCCGTTCAGGACCGCCTCGCGCGCCTCGACTGATGTTGTCGGGAAACCGAACCTCGTGAAACGCCATCACATGCCCCTCCGACCGAGGGACACGGCGCGGGCGATATCAGCCGCGACCTGCGTGCGGGATTGCCGGAAGCTTTCGGCGTCGCGGGACATGATCGTAACAGAGATATTCGGAGCTGCGTTCTGTCCCTGGCCATATCCAGCAGCTTCGCGGCGGGATAAAACACGCTCGCCCCGTTGCAAGATCGCGGGGACCTCGTCGGGTTTCAGCCCGGCCCAGCCCCCGGAGTGCATGCGCGGGGCACCGGCGAAAGCCATGGCAGGCACCATCCGGCCGCTACCTGCGACGCCAACGGTGCCGCCGGAATGCAAGATGTTCGCGAACAACCCACCTGCGCCACCAAACGCACCCGACAAGGCATCGGCGATGGGGCCGAGGATAAAGCGCCGCGCGGCCAGTTTGGCCAGATCAGCGATCATCGAAGTGACGAGGCTGCTGAAGTCCAGCTTGCCGGTTTTGATGAAGTCGCCCACCGCGTTCTCTGCGCTCTGGAACGCCCCGACCAGTGTCTGGCCGATATCACCACTGATATTACGAGCCTTGGTGGCATAGTCGGCCAGCGCCGCGGTTACGGCAGCCCAGCCGGTTAAAGCTTGGTCCGCACCCTCGGCGGCTGCTGCCCCAGCTGCGCGCGCGGCGGCTCCGGCACCACCGGCTGCGGTGGCTGTTTCATCAAGTTCGAGGCCGAGCGCATCCGCCGAAGTGGCAGCATCAGCGAGGGCCGTTTCGGCCCCAGTCCCAGAGCTGGTCATCGCGTCGCGCAGCGCCTGCCAACTTGCCAAAGGGCGACCAGCCGCATCGGCCAGCATGCCTGCTGCCTCGCGGTAGCCATCGGCCCGGGCGCTGGCGTCGTCGGCCGCCGCCCCAAGCCCCAGATCAGGCGCATCAACGTATGTTCGCCCCAGAGCCGCGGAGAACGCATCGGCTGCCGCAGCACCGGCCGCCTCGGCCGCACCCGCGAAAGGGTTTTCGATCCCGCCGAGCGTCACCGGATCGAGGGTGCCGATCCGCACGCCGCCTTCGCCTGTCGCCCATTCGGGGAGCAGGTCCAGTGCGGCATTCAGCGTCGTAATGAAGCCATTGATCCGAGTGACGACCCCATTCAGCATCGACTCCACACCGCTGATCAGCCCGTTCGCTGCCTGAAACGCGAAGTCGCCAATGGCACCGGGCAACTGCCCCCAGATCGCCTTCATCGCATCGAATGCGCCCTGGAAGACCGCCACCGAGCGGTCACCAAAGCTGAACACGCCCGTCACTGCACCGTCGAGCGCCGTCAGCGTTGTGGCCTTCATCCCCTCCCAACCTGCTGCCATCCGTGCCAGTGCTGCATCAAGCGCGAGGCCAATGCGGCCCCACACCTCGGAGGCGAGGTCGGAGAGCAAACCCATCGCGTTGCCAAAACCACCGGCACCGGCCACAAGCCGGGTGAACTGATAGACCAGCTCACCCGCGCCAACGATCAGCGCGCCAATGCCTGTGCGGATCAGCGCGCCGCGCAGGACCACCAGCGCTGTGGCGAGGCCCCGCACCGACAGCGCGGCCATGGCCATGCCTGCCACCCAGCGCCCGGCGATGAGGCCCGCGAATGTGGCGGCATAGGTCGTCAGCCGTCCGATATTGTCGAACAGTGCCGTGATCGCGATACCGACCGGCCCGGTGGTGCGCGCGACGGCGGCCAGCGCATTGGCCACAGCCTCAAGCGCGGGTGCCGCCGCCACGGCCAGTTGGTTCGAAACCCCGCGCCAGATCAGCCCCAGGCGGGAAATCGCATCATTGGTCCGCTCGATCTGGTCAGCATCCTGCTCGGAAACCACCACCCCGAAGGCAAGCACGTCCTCTGTCGCCTGGCGTAGTGTCGCCGTGTCGATGCGCGACATGGCGATGGAGCCTTCCTCGCCGAAAAGCTGCCCTGCAACGGCGGCACGCTCGGCGGCGGGCACGAAGTCTTCAATCGCGGCGTTAATCGCACCAACGCGCTGGTCCAGCGGCAGGGCGATCAGGTCGGCGGCCGACAGCCCCAGCCGATCCAGCGCATCGGCGGCTGGGCCGGTCCCAGCGGCAGCCTGGCTCAGCCGCCGCGTCAGATCCTTCGTGGCCTGCTCGATCCCGGACATCGACACACCAGCCAGTTCACCCGCGCGCTCCAGCGTCTGGATCGAGGCGACTGTCGTACCGAGCGACTGCGCCAGCTTGGCCTGCGCATCCACCGTCTGCAGACCAGAACGGATCATCGCGCCGCCTGCCGCCACCAGTGCCGCAGTGGCAGCTGCGGCGGCAAGCGTGGCGCGGCGGGCAAAGGCGGCAACGCGGGTATTCGCGAGGTCCATCTCGGAGGACAGACGCCCGAAGCCCCGCGCGCCCGCCTCGCCGATGCCCTCCAGCTCGGCGCGCACTTGGCGGCCGCCCTCGGCGACGAGGCGGACGGAGACCCGTTTTTCAGCCATCACGGCTTCCTTCCATCTGTTCGTTTACTTTGCGCACCATCACGGCCTCGATCTCGGGCAGCAGTTCGGCGGCGATCAGGGTGTCGATGCCCAGCGCCTGTGCGAGGGCCAAGGCCGCGCCCATGTCCCAGCCCAAGACAGCGCCGGGGATAACCCGCAGCTGGCCACCAAGGCGGCCGACCAGATCCCAGACCTGCCAGCCGTCCTGCGTTTGTGGCCGGTTCAGTCTTGTAGGGCAGTCCGGGCACGGCCCTGGGCAGGCGGCGCAGTAACGATCGCCCCCGCCGAAGGACCAGTCGGCGAGAGCGCGGAGACGTTTTTTTCCGCGTCCAGGATCAAGCCGCGCGCGACGTATTGGGTCTGGAACGCCTCAAAAACCGGCCAGATTTCCAGCAGGGCGTTGATGCCTTCGGGTGTGACCGGCAGCAGATTGCCAGAGTCATCGCCAACGCCCTCCCAATCCAGCACAGCGCGCCGTGCGACGGCCTTGGCCATGGCGAGCGCCAGTTCCTCGGTTGTGGCGGTGTCCGGCATAGCTTCAATGGCGGGATCGGCGCGGGCTGATACCATCAGCGCTGTGGTGAGAGGCGCCACCAGCAAACGCAGGCCAGGGGCGAGGTCCAACCATTCAGGGGTGGCGGTCAGGTTCAGTCGGATCATGATCAGTATCCTGTGAGGGTGTTGATAAGGACGGCGGTGCACATGCGGGCGGGGCTGGTGGCCTTAGCGGCCTGCCAGTCAAAGCTGGCCTGCACGCCTTGCGGCCCGGCGATCTCGATCCGGGGGCGGGGCAGATAGACCGCATGGGCTGTGAAGGTGAAACTCGCATTGGCCCCTAGGCTGTAGTTGAACTCCAGCTCGCAGGGGCTGCCATCGATGGCCTGGGTCACCAGCGTTGTGTCGGAAAACCGCACCTCGATCCGGCCGGTGAGCGCCGCCATTGTCGGGTCGGCCCCATCGATGCGGCCATCACCACGGATGGTCTCGATCCGGTCTAGGTTGTTGGAATAGGTGATCTCGGCGGAGACTACGTTGCCCAAGGCCGTGCCGTTGCGTTTGACCGTGCCGTTGAAATGGCCGAAGCGTTGCAGGCCCAGCGCCGTGGGCGTGCCAGCGGCTGTGGCTGCGGCGATGGTTTCGCCTTGGGCGACAAGCCGTGCAGTGGCGGTCAGAAGGCCGGATCGCTGCATCTGCCAGGACAGCTGATCCAGCACACAGCCGGAATACATCGCGAAGCGGGGCACCTCGGGCATCGCCGTTTCGATGGCCATGCTGGGCAGGGTCCAGTTGCCCGACTGGAAGGTGTGGGTCTTCGGCGTCGTGCCGGTCGTGACCGGCTGGCCGAAGGCCGCTTTCAGCCAGAACCCGAAAGCCTCGACGTCGATGGGGATCACTACCTCGCCATCGGCGGTGACCGCATCTTTGATCGGAGCAAGGGGATCGCGGCCATATCCGAGCAGTTCGGACTCCAGCAGCGGCTGTTCCGACCCGAGCGTCGCCCGGGCGAAGGGCATCAGCCGGAACCCACTCACCGGCGGGGTGCCGTAAACTGTCTCATACGCAAGCGCCATCTGCGCCCGCGCGCCTTGCGCACGTGCCATTGGGATCTCCTTTTGTGGGGGTGTCAGGCCAAGGGGCCGGTTGTGGTGTAATGCAAAACGACGGTGATCACCGCCGCCTTCAGCGCAGCCGCACCCTCGATGGGCAGATCGACCGAGACCGGGGCTTCGGGTTCAACCCAGTCGCAGAGGCCACCGAGGGTGCAGTCGGCTTCCAGTGCCGTTCCGATATCGGCGATCAGGGTGTCAAAGGTGCTGGCCCGGCCGGTTCCGGCTTGGATAACGACCTCCAGCTCGGCGCGGTGCTGGTAATGGTAGCGCAAGGGCGACAGCGTCACCTCCGGCTCGCCCGGCTGGCCGTCGCGCACGATGATAAGCCCCGCCGCTGGGATGCGCTCGGGCAGAACCTCGTCACGCAGGGTAAGCGCGGCAAGCGGCTGCAGCCGCGCGTGCAGCGCGGCGAGGACGAGTTCGCGGGTGGTGGGCATTTGGGGTCCCTAAGTTTGCGGCTTAAGTAAGGTTGGCCTAAAGCCCTGAGCGGACGGTCAAGCCAGATGCAACTGCCGCTGGCATAATCGCTCGTAGCTGGCAATACTGCGGTCCAAATGGCCAAGGCGAAAGGGCATTGAGGAGATGCAGAGTTACGAAATGCTTATCACGCGGCTTGACCGCGCCGTGTTCGAAGAAGCGCTTAACATGCAGTCGGGCTACGTCCTGGATTTTTCAGATCGCACTTTTGGGGATTTCTTCTGCACTGAGGTCGGTGTCGATCCTGATGCCCCGCCCGGATCGTCGTTATTTTCAGCCTATGGCACGTCGAAAGCCAAGCGCCTGCGGTCGTTTATAGCAAGCGCGCAACCTCACCTTGTCGCGCGTGCGCTGCGTGCGCTCTGGGAGTACCGGGAGAACAACATCCTGGGCAGCAGCGGACCGCGCGAGGATCGGTTGAAAGAAGTCTATTTCAAGATAGTTGGCAAGTTCGAAGGGGAAGAGCACGTAATTGATTCAACGGGAATCGAAGCATTCGAGGCAGATGAAACCCTTCAAGAATTAGTCGCTGCGATCCGTAGGGATTTAGACGCTGGCCGTCCAAATTCTGGATTGGACCGACTGCATACCTATTGCATGAAGCGCTTCGCTTCTTTGGTAGTCAAACACGGCGGGGAGCCCTGCGGCGAAAATGACGCGCTGCACGCCAGAGTGGGGAAATATGCCAAGGCGCTGAAAGCATCACGAAACCTCACGGAGATGTCGGACCGGATCATCAAGAGTTCCATTTCCACTTTCGAGTCGATGAACGACATTCGGAACAACAAGTCCTTTGCACACGACAAAGAAACCCTTGTCCCGATGGATGAAGCGAAGTTCATCTATGACAGCGTGACCGCCCTGCTACGTTTCATCAAAACGATGGATGCTCAAAAATTTGAGGATTGATGCAGATGGCACACGCGGGCTTGAGTGTCCGCTCCGTCCCCATGGCAGACATCAGGCCAGCTTCCCGTCAATCCACCCCGCCACGATAAGCCCCGGCACGCCATCCACCGCGCGATCTGCATCGCGCGCCAGATTGAGCCGCTTGCGCAGCTTGACCTGAGGGACCAGCAGGAAGATCGGCACGGTTGCGACGCCGCGCCCGGTTTTCGACTTCGATGCCACCGCCCGGCCTTTCGAATTCAGCCGCCCCTCCGCAACCAAGAGGCTCGGTCCCGTGCGGCGATAGATGAACCGCAAGCGCAACCCGGTGCGGCGTTCCCATTCGCCCGGGGTGATGCGACCGCCCCTGGTGCTCTTGCCTGCCGCTGGCGTAGGGATCGCCAGCCAGAACCCGTCCTTGGACCGGATCAGCGGGCCAGTGTCATGCGCGCCGATGATGACCGGGGCATTTGACCAGACCAGCGCCGCCGCGTTCAGACTGTCGCCGGATTTCGGGAAGCTGGCGAGGCGGATGCTGTTGCCAAGCCGGGTGCCCAGCCCAGCGCCGGTGATCTGGCTGCGCCACGCGGATTTCAGGGAAGTGCCTGCCTCGCGCATTGCCGCGGAGACAGCTTTTTCACCGGCGGCAATCTCCGCCTGCATCAGGGCTACGATATCTGGGTTGAACTGGACCTTCAGCTTCATGCTGGCTGCAGGTCCAGTGACCAGACAAGCCGTTCACGGTCGCGCGTGGGCTCGCCCTGAATGGTGAAGCTGTTAGTAGCGATGACGATCAGATCGCCCGCTCGCGGTTCAGGCAGGTCGGAGACGCGGACGTCTACCATAGTGGTGTCGCTGACAAATCGCCCAGCGCCAAACTCGGTGATGCGGTCCGGGGCGAGGCGGATGACGCGGATGAGGCGTTCCTCCGATGTGGTGGTAGAAATCCAGACAGCGGCCGCCGCCATGGATGGGTTGGCGAAGATCCGGTCCATGGCGGCGGCGAAGACGGTCATGGCGAGTCAGTTCGAGGTGTGAATGCGGATCGCGATGCGCGGCCGCTTGTTCACCGGCAGGATCGAGGCCTCGGTCATAAGGTCGATCCAGCGCCCCTTTTCGTCGAGGTGCTGGCGCGCATAGAGTGGCAGACCCATCGTATTCGCTGCCTCCAGCAGGTTGGCCGGGCCGCCGTAAGTGGTGAAGGTGTCCATGGTTCCCAGCGGGAAGGCGATGCCCTCGCTGGCGGGCAGCAGCCGTTCGGTCGCCTTGGTGGAAAGCGTGACGGTGCCAGAATACTCTTCGAACACGATCCCAGCGAAGGGGAAGTTGCGGCGCACGTCCTGGCGCAGGGGCTGCGCGCCGGTCGCGGCGTAGAACTTGTAGGCTTCCTCGGTCTTGGGGTGCGCGATCAGTTTGTCGAAGAATTCGCGGCTGACGAGGGCATGCACATCACTCATGCTTTCGCCGAGCAGGTTGTCTTCCATCGACCGCAAGACCTCGCGCACCTTGCCCTGCACATTGGTGCCTGCCGTGCCCAAGACAAAATCCACCGAGATTTGCGCCAGACCAAACTCGGTGAAATAGTTGTAAAGCGTGGTGCCAGCGCCGTCTTTGACGATGCCGCGCAGGGCGTTCATCTCCATGTATTCCCGCGTCTGGGCGTGCTTGCGCCGCATCAGCTGCAGCTTGCGGTTCATAACCTCGACCAGCGGGTCGGCGCCATCGAAGACGCCCAGCGCGGGTTGGCCCTGAATGTCACCGGGCAGAATCACGTCATCATGCGGGATCCAGGGCAGGACGAAGGACCGCATCGAGCGGCCTTCGCGGGTGCCCACGGTGGCCGTGCCGCCCAGTGGCACGGAGGGCAGCAGGTTCAGCACGCCCTCATATTGCTCGATGATCACCGACCGCTGGGTGACGCCCTCGAAGCGGAAGAGGCCGATCTGGCCAAGGCGGGTGTAAAGGTTGGGCAGGATATTGATGGCCTGCGTCATCTCGGCCAGCGAATAGCCGCCAGCGTCAAAGGGATTGCGAACGATGGTCATGGGGTGCTCCGGGGGAATGAGAGGGTTTGACGTCAGACGCCGTCGCGGGCGATGATGCCGACAGCGGCAAGCTGGCCGATCTTGGTGGTGATTTTCGCGCCGTCATCGACGGTGGCGTCATAAGCGAGGCCAGCGCGCGACACGATCGAGGGGCCGCGCGCGACGACAATGCCCACGGCATCGGCCAGTGTGGCATCGACGGCGTAAAGCAGGACGGCACTCGCTGTCTGCGCGCCGTCGCTGCCGCCACTGGTGGCCAGCTTGTATTTGCCGCTGGCGGTGATGCGGCCCAGGACCGCGCCGACCGGATAGGGCATTCCGGCAAGCAGGGTGATCACTTCACGGGTGTAGTTCGGGTTGACCTCATATTTGAGGACATCGCCCATGCTGGGCGGTTCCGTCAGGACGGGCATTGGTCAGTCTCCATGGTGGGAGGGATAGGGGCGCTGGTTCAGCGCTTGGCGTCGGTCGCGGCCTTCTTGGCGGCCGCGATGATCGGGCTGTCTTTGGCGGCAGCTGCGGCCGGGGCGGTGGCGATGATGCCAGCCGCATCGCTGCGGGCGGCGAGATCGGCCAGCACCCGAGCGCGCAGGGCCTCGGGCTTCAGGCCTTTCGTGACCGCATCGGCGGCGTCGATGGTCACTCCGAGCCGGGCAGCCTGCGCGCAAACCTGCGCCACCTCGGCCGCCTCGGCGCGAATGGCATCTGCGGTCATGGTGGTGGTGACGAGCGCTGCCGCGTTTGCGGGCGCTTCGGCCGGGACGGGTGCGACCGCGACCGCAGGCATTGCCGCAGGAGGAGCGGCAACTTCCGCCGGGGTCGGGGTTTCTGTGGGCGTGGTCATCTGTGGACCCTTTCTGCTGGGGGACGTTGTGCCGCGAGGCGCGGCGGCGAAGGTGCGGAAGGCTGTGACAGGATCGGCAAGGTCGTCGGCCAGACCGGCGGCGATGGCGTCGGCCCCGCGGAACACGGCAGCTTCGGTGGCCAAAGCTGCGGCATGGGTCAGCCGATCACCGCGACCGGCCGAGACAGTTTCAGCGAAGAGGAAGCGGGCCACTTCCAGCTCGCGTTGCATCTGGTCGTGGATGGCGTCGGGCAGGGGCTGATACGGGTTCGCATCGACCTTGTGCGCCCCGGCATGGATCAGCGTGACGGCGATGCCCTTTTGATCGAGGGCCCCGCTCATGTCGGTATGCAGCGCGACAACCCCGATGCTGCCGACAGCGCCGGTGCGCGGGAGGATTATCCGGTCGGCCTGGGACGCGAGGACATAGCCAGCCGACAGGGCATGTTCGGCGACAAAAGCGTGGATGGGTTTCTGCGACCGGGCGGCACGGATGCGATCCGCCAGATCGAAAGCCCCGGCCACCTCGCCACCGAAGCTGTCGATGTCCAGCGCGATGCCGCGCACGCCAGGATCGGCCAATGCGGCCTGCAACTGGGCGGCGATCCCCTCATAGGACGTCAGGCCGGAGGACTGCCCGATCCATGCACCCCGGTGCACAAGTGTGCCCGAGATTTCGATGACGGCGATACCATCGACCACCGCGAAGGGCTGGCCACCGTTGCGTTGGTGGCGCTGGGCGAGATCATTGCCAAAGAGCGAGGCGCGGGCCGGAAGGGCGGCCGTGGTTTGGTCGAGCTGCTCGACACCAAACCCTTGGAAGGTGATGTCTTGCCCGGTGATGCGCGGCCCCAGCCCGGACAGGAAGGCCAGTGCCTTGGCCGGATCGACCATCAGGGGCGTGTTGAAGGCGCGCTGGGCGATCTGGGCGTGATGCATCATGCGTCCTCCTTTGGGTCGGACTTCTCGTCAGAGTCTTCTGGCGCGTCGTCATTGGATTTGTCGTCCTGCTCGGTGTCGTCCTTGCCCTTGGCCCCACCCGGCCCTTGCGCTGGGGATCCCGGACGGCGGAAGTCGAGGCCCAGCGTCGCTTCGCGTTTGCGCTCGGCGGCGATTTCTCGATCCACCTGTTCGGCGTCGTAGCCACGCTCTGCCAAGGCTTGGGTGCGCGATTTCAGGCCCGCTTCGATTTGCAGGATCTCTGCGGACGCGTCCTTCATCGGGTCAATCCAGTCCCATTTCGTCGGCAGCCAGGCGCAGGCCTGATATTGGCGGCGCTGGCTGTCATAACCGGGCAGGTCCAACGCCCCCGACAGCACCGCGACATCCATCCAGCGGACCCAGACGGCGCGGCAAAGCTGGAACACCAGCACGCCGTGCTGCCAGGCTGATATCCGACGGCGAAATTCGATCAGTGAGATGCGGGTGTTCGAGAAGTTGCCCTTGGCCGTGTCGCCGGTCAGATAGCCATAGGGCACTCCCAGCGCGGCGGCGATCTGCAGCAGGGTCCGATATTGGAACGGCTCATAGGTGCCACCGGAGTCTGGCGTCGCGGGCGTCGAGATATCCTCGCCCGGATCCAGCCGCACCACCTGACCCGGCTCAACTTCTAGATCCTCGTCGGTCGGGTCCAGCGGCGTTTCGGGAGCGGGCGAGGTGATGAACATTGCGAACATCGCCGCGATTTTCTTCCGCTCCAGCTCTGCGTCGTCGTAGAGGTCCAGCGTGAACAGTTTCACGATGGCGGCGGCGAACCGCGACACGCCGCGCAACTGGCCAGCCTCGACCGGGTCGAGGACATGGATCACATCACCAGCTGGAACGCGCACCGTTTCCCCAGCCAGTCCCGGATCGGTCAGATCGCCAGGATGGCGGCGCAAGAAGTGATAGGCGACGCGGCGGCCAATGCCATCAAACTCGATGCCCTGACGGATCAGCCCCGCGCCGGGCAGGGTGCGGTTCATGTCGAGGGGCAGCATTTCTGCGGGCAACATCTGCAATTGCAGCGGCACGGTCAGACCGTCCTCTGCCCGGCGCGGCCGGATGCGAATGAACACCTCACCTGACAAGAACACCTCCCGGGCGGCGCGGCGTTGCAAGCCGTAGAAATCGGTCAGGCCTTCCGCGTCGGCATCATCGGTCCATGCCAGCCACAGCGCCTGCAGCTCTTCCTTCTTGGCCGCATCCGCGATGGAACTGGACGGCTTGATGCCGTCGCCCACCACATTGCTGGCGAAGCTTTCCACGGCATTCGCAGCATAGCCGTTGTTGCGGACCAGCCAGCGCGCCCGGGCGGTGATCGTGTCGCCCGAGGCAGCGATCAGCGTGTTCACATGGGCGCGGCTGGCCCGGAACCCGCGTAGGCGACGGTGGGCCTGCGCCGCATCGAAGCCCCCGATGATCGAGCCAATGCGCTGGCGAAAGGCATCGAACGCCATGGATCACAGGCCCTTCGAGGCCACGGTGCCCCAGCGCCGACGACGCGGAGTGCCGTTCGTGGCCGTGGCAATCCGTGTTTCCAGATCGCTGATGGCATTCGCGAGTTCCGCGTCCGAGCCATAGTTGATTGATTTGCCGTCATAGCTGACCGAGCGGACGCCCGCGTAACGAGCCTCCTGAAGTGCTGCCAACAGGGCGCGCATCCGTTCCAGATCCATCTCAGTCCCTCATGAAGTTCGGTGTGTATGCCCGGCGTTTGCGCCGAGGCGTGGTTGGTGTCCCGGCCTTGGGCGGGGCAGGCTTGGCCGGTTCAGTTGTCGTGGCTTGCTGCGGGGCCGGGCGGGTTTCGACCCCGGCCTGTTCCTCAAGTCGCCGCCATGTGGCCTCGTCCCAGCGATCCGCGCCCATGATCCACGCAGCGGCGCGGGCATAGACACGGCAGTCGAGCGCCTCGTTGCGTTCCCGCATTTTCTGCCATTCTGGGTGGCTGTAACCGCGCTTGTTGCGCACGGTAACCAGCTGTTCCGCCACCAGCTGCTTCAGCCATTCCGTGTCGATCCAGTCAGGCAGATGGACGGTGCCGGGGGCATCACAGACGCCCAGCGCCCGCTCTTCATCCGAGGGCCGTTCCAACCGCAAGAAACGATAGGTTTCGGTCTTAAACGTCGCCGTGGCCACCGACCACAGCCGCGCACCCCGCCGCAGGCGTTTGCCGCCAATGGTGGCATCGACAAAGGTTGGACCCGACACCGGCGTGGCACGGTTGAAGCCTTCCAGACCCTTGATGGGGGCGGCCTGTTCAAAGCCCTGTTTCCGCGCCCATGCGTAAACCGCCGGGGCTTCATAGCCGGTGTCGATGGCCAGCTTGCCGATCACCATCACCGCGCCATTGGCGCAGGCCCAAGTCCGACCGAGCAATGCCGTCAGTTTGTCCCAGCAGGCCGGATCGTCTGGCCCACCGGCAATGACGATGTGATCGACGAGCCAGCTTGTCCTGTCCCGACCCCAGGCCCAGACATCGACCTCGATCCGGTCCTTTTGCACATCGACGCCCGCGGTCAGGAACAAACCGCCCATCGGGATCTGTGCGCCAGCATAGGCTTCGCGCCGTTCGGCCAGCCGCTGCCATTCCGGCGCATCGCCACTTTCAACCCAAGTCTCGCCCAGCAAGGTATTGCGTGCGGCGCGCAACATCTCTTCCGAGCCTTGGGCAGCCAGCCAGTCCCGCGCGATATGCTGCCAGCTTTTCCAGCCCAGCGGCGAGTAAAGCGCCGAGATGTGGAAGCCGATGGAGTGCGGATCGGCCGAGACAGCGGTCGCCCGCCATTCGCCCCGTTCCAGCATCTGAGTCTTGTGATGCTCGGCGATGGGCTTCTCGCAGCTTTCGCAATGATAGGCGGCGGTGTCGGGCCGTCCCTTGTCCCAGCGCAGGCGTTCAAACTGCAGCCATTGCATCGCGGCGCAGTGCGGGCAGGGCAAAAAATACCTGCGCTGGTCCGATGCCTCAAACTCCCTTTCAATGCGCGACAACCCCCGGATCGTGGGGGTCGAGACCATGAACACCTTGCGCCGATGCGAGAAGGTGGTGGTCCGCGCCTCGGCCAAGGTGACCGGATCGCCTTCCTCGTCGGCGGAAGCTGGATAGGCATCGACCTCGTCGAGGAAAATATACCGCGCGGGCATCGAGCGCAGGCCGGTGGCGCTGTTGGCACCGGTTAGCACCAGGATGCCACCGGGGAATTCCTTGGACAGCATCGAGTTGCCCGCATCGCGCGAGCGGGCCGGTTGCACGCGTTCGCGCAGTGCCGGGGACTCAGAAATCAGCGGGTCGAGACGGCCCCGCGACGTGCGCTTGGCCATCTCGACAGTCGGCAGCACCGCCAGCATTGGCCCCGGCGCGTGATGGATGACAAAGCCGATCCAGTTGTTACCCGCCTCCGTCGCGCCGACCTGCGCTGCTTTCATGAAGCTGATGCGCTGCGCCGGGTGGCGGGGCGACAGCGCATCCATGATCTCGCGCAAGTAGGGCGTGCGGGCGGTGCGGTACTGCCCGGGCTCGGCGCTGGCCCGCGACGATAGCTTGCGATGCTGATCTGCCCATTCCGACACCGTAAGGTCCGGGTCTGGGCGCATGCCGCGACGCCAGTTGCGCAGAATGTCTTCGGCCCCGTCAAAGCCAAGGTCGAGGTCGGCGGTCAGATCGTCGTTGGCTGTGCCGTCACTATCCGAGGCTGACCCGGAGATCGGCGAGGGCGTCGAGGTGCTGTCTGACATGGGTTTCCAGCACCCTTTGCAGGATCGCGGCCTCGATTGTCACCGGCCGCGCCGGTCGCACCGGATTGCCGGATTGTTTTTCCACCTCCGCAGCGACTTCGGCCGCCATCAGGGCCGCCACGCGGGCAGGCCAGGTCACCCAAGTATCGCGCTCCTGCCGTGCCAGTCGGAACACCAGCGCTTCCGCCCGGGCGCGATCAACCAGCGTGCCTTTCCGCTTCTGAATTGCCAGTTGTTTTTCCTGCGCCTGATAGACGGTCAGCGCGGTCCGGGCCTTCAGGTAGGACGAGCTGTCGGCTGGCCCCGAAAACCCAGCATCGCCGCCAGTGCGACCGGTGCTGCGGCGCTGCTGGTCAGGGTCCGTCATCTCCGCCCGGCGCACATCGGAGGCGGCCGCATTGATCGAACCATCGCTGTAAACCACCAGCCGACTGGCTTTGCGGGCTTTCTGGATTGCCCCACGCGACAGGCCGGAATGGGCGGAATACTCACGTTCAGACATACCTTCCATGGCGCTTTGATTGTCCTCAAGATATTGGAATTAAACGTAAATAACGAGATTATTGAGTTGATTACACTCCCGCGTAGAGCGATTCTGGGTGCAGGAAAACGATGCAACTCAGCCCCGGAGACGACGCCATGACCACCATGACCACAACCGCCGCAAAAGCCCCCAGCGAAGCCCTGCTGTTGGAGATCGCAGCCAAGCATTTCCACAGCATCGAGACGCTGGAAACCCAGAACAGCGACCGGCTCGACTTCCACGATGTGGCGGTCTGGGCGATCCGCGCCGCGCTAGAAGCGGCCTATGCCGCTGGCCACGCCGCCGCGACCAAGCGCTGAAGGAGGGCAGGGGCATGACCATGGCAACCACCACCATCCGCATCGACATCGCCACGCTGCCCGACCATCTGGACCGTTCGCGCCTGAACAGCGTCGCCGCTGGCATCGAGGACGCGCTCAAAGAAGCGGGCATTCGGGCCGATTGTTCGGACCTGTTCTCGCACATCAAGATCGACCTGCCGACCGCACAACTGGCAGCCGCCAGCGCCGTGCTGGTCGATCTGCAGCTGATCTGAGGCAAGCACATGAGCACCCGCGCGCAGATCGCCATCCAGATTGGCCCCGAGGAATGGGCGCATGTCTACGTCCATTTCGACGGCTATCCCGCCCACATGCTGCCCGCGCTGGCGCGCTGGAAACCCGAGCATATCCTCACCGCGCGCGAGATCCGGCAGGTCACACCCGAGGCGCTGGATTGCTTCACCCCGCCTCTCGATCCGCGCATTTTGCCGCGCCCGACACGGGAATTCGCCCATCTCTACATGTGGATCGGATGCCAGTGGGTGCATGTTGCGCCCCAAGATCCTGCAACGGCTGGCCCGTAGCATCTGTGGCCAGAGTGTCATCAGAACACGGCGAGTGAGGTGAACGCACCCTGATCAGCCCCGCGATGGCGGGGTTTGTCTCGGTAGGAGGGTGGCGCATCGCGCGCGCCCGAACCACCGGAGCCAGACATGACCAAGCCCACCGAAACCCAGACCAGCATCCTCCGCGCTGGCGCCCAGCGCCCCGACAACATCGCCCTGCCGCTGCCCAAAGGGCTGCATGGCGCCGCTGCGAAAAAGGTGATCACCATGATGATCGGGCGAGGCTGGCTCGAGGAGGTCGACGCCAACATTCGCTGCAATGAGCCGCTCTGGCGCGAGACCGGCGATGGCCATGGCACCACGTTGGTGGTTACCGACGCGGGCCTGCTGGCCATCGGGATTGTAAAGACCGTGGCCGCCATCCGCGCACGCGCGGCCCAGACACCAATGCCAAAGCCGCCTATCCCGCGCGCCGGCACAAAACAGGCGATGCTGATCTCCTTGCTGCAGCGGCCTGAGGGGGCCTCCATTGACCAGATCGTCACTGCAACCGGCTGGAGGGCTCATAGCGCGAGGGGTTTGATTTCCGGGGTATTGAAGAAGAAGCTGAGGTTGGCCGTGACCTCGGCGAGGGAAGACGAGCGGGGGCAGGTGTATCGCATCAGCCAGCCTGACTAGGATTGGCCCAATGACCGCCACCAGCAGCGGACATTGGCGGTTAGCTGACATCGACGATTACCCACTGGCGCATCCTTTGATCATAGGTTTCCTTGATGCCTACGAGGGGCAGGGCTCGATCCCACCCGACAACGGGGCGGCGTTTATGCCGAGAGTCTCTTTGCCTTCAGCTCGGCGAAGGTTTCACCAGTTTCCGTCAGCACCGCTTTGGCCCCGGTGAACTGCTGCCAGCGCTCAACGGCGACATCGACATAGGCCGGGTTCAACTCGATCCCGAAGCAGACCCTCCCGGTGGTTTCTGCAGCGATCAGCGTGGTGCCCGATCCCATGAAGGGTTCGAACACAGCCTGGCCCGGGCTGGAGTTGTTCAGGATCGGTCGGCGCATGCATTCGACCGGCTTCTGGGTGCCGTGGACGGTCGCCGCGTCCTGATCCTTGCCGGAGATGAGCCAGAGGGTCGTCTGCTTGCGGTCCCCGGCCCAGTGGCCTTTGCCGGATTTCTTGACGGCATACCAGCAGGGTTCATGCTGCCAGTGGTAATCGCCCCGACTGAGAACGAGGCGGTCCTTGGCCCAGATGATCTGCGACCGGACGGCAAAACCTGCCGCGACAAGGCTCTCGGCCACAGTGGAGGCGTGCAGCGCGCCGTGCCAGACATAGGCCACGTCTCCGGGGAACAGCGCCCACGCTTCGCGCCAGTCGGCACGGTCATCATTCAGCACTTTGCCGGTGCGCTTGGTCTTGGCCGCCCCCGCCTGGTTGCGCCAGGACGGGTCATATTGCACGCCGTAAGGCGGGTCGGTCACCATCAGCAGTGGCTTTACATCGCCGAGCAATCGCCCGACCACATCGGCAGCAGTGCTGTCGCCGCAGATCAGCCGGTGTGACCCGAGCTGCCAGAGATCGCCTGGCACCGACACCGGCGTGACCGGCGGTTCGGGAATGTCATCCTCGCCCTCGACGGCACCACCCTCGACCTGATCGGGATCGCGCAGCAGGGCATCCAGATCTTCGTCGGTAATCCCCAGCAGGGACAGGTCGAAATCCTCGGCCAACAGCCCCGCGATCTCGTCACGCAACATTGCCTCGTCCCATTCGCCAAGCTCGGTCAGTTTATTGTCGGCGATGCGGTAAGCCCGGCGTTCCGCCTCGTCGAGATGGCTGAGCCGGATCACCGGCACATCCTTCAGGCCCAGCATTGCCGCCGCCAGCACCCGGCCGTGCCCCGCAATCAGCTCTCCGTCGTCGGCCACCATGCAGGGCACGGTCCAGCCGAACTTGGCCATGCTGGCAGCGATCTTCGCCACCTGATCGGTGCCGTGGATCTTGGCATTACGGGCATAGGGCCGCAGCCGGTCGAGCGGCCAAGTCTCGATCTGGCTCGGCGCAAACACGAGGTCCATGGGGCAGCTCTCATTCGGGGCAGGCGGACATGCCGATGCGCGCGGGCAACATGGCCAGCGACAGGATCGGGGTCCGCGATGTGGGGGAAACGAAAGCGCCCGAGAGGGCTATCCTCCGGGCGCTATTCTTCGATGATTAATAGGTAGGTCAAGGGGGGCAGCGTTGTCAAATGAAAAATATACGTGGATTCAAAGGCTTCTCGGCAGGTGGCTTCCGCTGGCTGGCTTCCGGCGTGGTGGCTTCCGCAAACTGGATTCCTTGGATTCCGCAAAAGAATCCAGCAAGCCAAGATCGAGATTCCGCAAGCCTTTGATAATGAGTCGCTTTTCCCAAAATTATTCGGCAGGTGGATTCCGGGTGGCTTCCCCGGTGAAAGTGCCTGTCGCTAGCGAAATGCTGCGCTGCGCCCCCCCGCATACATTCGGGGCCGGGGAGGAACCATGCCAAGGGGGCGCTTGTTGCCTAGGGCGCGCATCAGAGTCTCGTACTGTCCGCTGCTAACCACATGTGCAGGCGCGGTGCAAAGACCTGTAACACCGATCAGCCGTTGAGCTGAAGACAAGCCTATCGCTGTGGCCGACGTCTAACCACAGGGATTGCGTTAGCGTTACCAGCGTGAAAATTCTTACATGCCACTTTTCACCTCTCAACCACTTATGCACAGAAAACAGTTCATTTACGTTCATGGCGCGAAGTTTTGAGCCTGGACATTTCCGACCAGAGCGCACAACATCCACCCTTAGTGTCATGGGCAGCTGTGACCACAAGAATATGGGTTTTGCGCACTTGCGCTGAAGGAGCGATACCAATGACTGCCAGCGGCCCCGCTTTCCGTTTTATCGACCTTTTCGCCGGTATTGGCGGGTTGAGGATCGGGTTCGAACGCTCCGGTGGGCAATGTGTGTTCACGAGTGAGTGGAACAAGTTTTCGCAGGAAACGTATCGCGCAAATTTCGAGGACGACCATCCAATCAATGGCGACATCACCGCGATCGATGAGGCCGATATTCCTGCGCATGACGTCTTGCTTGCGGGGTTCCCCTGTCAGCCTTTCTCCATCGCAGGAGTCAGCAAGAAGAACTCTCTTGGACGGGCGCATGGTTTCGCGGATGAAACGCAGGGCACACTGTTTTTCGATGTTGTCAGGATCCTGCGCTACCATCGTCCGAAGGCATTTCTGCTAGAGAATGTCAAAAATCTGCTGTCCCATGACAAAGGAAATACGTTCAGGGTGATCCTCCATGCCCTTGATGAGCTAGGCTATGAGGTCGATCACAAGGTCATCGACGCGCGAAGCTGGGTTCCACAGCATCGCGAGCGGATTTTCATCACCGGCTTCCGTCGGGACGCTCCCACGCGGTTTTCACTGGATGACGTTGTCGTACCGCCCGGACCGAACCCTCGTCTGTCCAGTGTCCTTCACCCCGGAGATGGGACGGAGATTGCCGAGGATCCGTATACGTGTGGGCCGTTGGCGGCTGTGGCCCCTAAATACACGCTCACACCGAACCTGTGGAAGTATCTCCAAGCGTATGCGGCAAAGCATAAAGCTGCTGGCAATGGTTTCGGGTTCGGACTCTGCGGTCCGGATAGCGTTGCCAGGACTTTGAGTGCGCGCTACTACAAGGATGGCAGTGAGATCCTGATCGCGCAGGGCGACGGCATTCCACGGCGTCTAACGCCAAGGGAATGTGCAAGGCTGATGGGGTTTGACCAGCCAGGCTCCAATCGTCCTTGGAAGATTAACGTTTCAGATACTCAGGCGTATCGGCAATTTGGAAATGCAGTTGCAGCACCTGTCGCGATCGCAATTGCCGAGGCCATGGCCCCGTGGATCATCAACACGGTCGCCCTTCGGTCGAGGAGAAGCATCATTGCCTGAAAAGACGCCGATGACGCGGTCCGAAATGATGTCGCGGATCGGAACCAAGAATACCGAACCAGAACTGAAGATCAGGCGTGGCCTTCATAGGCGTGGATTTCGCTACCGTCTCCACCGTAACGATCTGCCGGGGAAACCTGACATTGTACTTCCGCGGCACAATGTGGTGATCTTGGTCCATGGATGCTTCTGGCACGGGCACCAAGGGTGTCGGTACTTCAGGGTTCCCCGGTCGAACCCCGAATTCTGGGAGACCAAGATTCAGAAGAACCGGGACCGGGACGCAAGACAGGTTGACCAGCTTGCTGACCAAGGTTGGCGGGTCTCGGTGATCTGGGAGTGTGCTACCCGAAACTATCCGACCGAAGAACTGGCCGATAAAATCGCAGGATGGATATCCGGCAACGAAAAAAGAGATGAGATCGCCGAACATACTGGCGCATCCACAGAAATGGAACCGGAGACCACATGAGCGACCTTATCAACGAACCAGATGCCTCCCGTCTCATTTTCGGGCTGCGCGATACCGGCTACAACGTAAAGACCGCAGCGGCCGATATCGTGGACAACTCGATTGCGGCGAGGGCTAGCCATGTAAACATCCTCATTGTTCTTCATGAAACCGGACGCAAGGTTGTCTATTTCGGCGACGATGGCGAAGGCATGGATGCGGCCGGAGTGCACACGGCGATGCGCTATGGAGCTCCAGTTCGAGAGAATCCAGAGAGTCTTGGCAAATTCGGCCTCGGCCTGAAAACCGCCTCAAGCTCCGTCTGCAAAAAATTCTCACTCGTGTCCCGGAAGGCGCCGGATCAGCCTTTGGCAAAATTGTCTTGGGATCTCGAACATGTGGAACGTGTCAAGAAATGGGAGATGCTCAGCGAACCCGTCTCGACCGATGAGGAAGAGATGTTCGAGGAACTATGTGGCGAAACGGGGACGCTTGTTGTCTGGGAAAACTGCGATCGGATTCTTTCCAAGGATTTTGAGCCTGGAAGCACTAAGGAACAGGCCGCCATCAAACGTCTCGCAGATACCCTTGGCCGACATCTTTCTCTGATCTTCCATCGGTTCACCGACAAGAACGATGCTCGAGAGCGGAACGTGGAGATTATGGTGAACGACAGTCCAGTCGTCCCTTGGAATCCGTTCTATCCAAAACGCTCCGATCAGGTCCTGCCCGAGAAAAAGCAGAAGCTCGTCATCGAGATGCCTGACGGGAGTGAGGAAACGGCGTCCATCCGTGCTTGGATCCTCCCACATCGTCGGGACATGTCCAAGGACGAGGAACGTGAATTCGCGAGGATTTCCAACCGCGCACAGGGCTTCTATGTTTATCGCGAGGGTCGCTTGATACAGGACGGCGGCTGGATGGACGTCTTTGGAACACCCGAACCGCACACATCACTGCTGAGGATCGAGTTTGATTTCGGTCATGACTTGGACGATGCGTTCAGGGTGGACGTGAAGAAATCTCGCATACTTTTCCATCCCGATCTTGAAGATGGGCTGAAGGCCCTGCTGCAGCCGATCTACCGCGAGGCCGGGAACAGATATCGCCGCACCAACCGTTCAGCTACCGCCGGAACCAATACGGTTGACCACAGCAGTTCGAACAAGAATATCGCATCGACTCCAAATGCCGCGACCGCGACCGTTAACTCTGCAGATGCTACGGACCAGACGGCAGAGGTGACCAATAACCTCGGCGCTAAGATCCGCATCAAGGCGCCTGTTCAGTCGAACGTAGAGGCCGGACATGTCCACGTTGAAGCAGTGGAAACCATTCACAATGGTGACCTCTGGCAACCGGCGTTCCGAAGTGCGACGGAAGACGGTTTCGTTCCGTCCGTCCTCCTCAACAAGCATCATGATTTCTACCAGAAAATCTACCAGCGCGCCGCTGGCAACGGGTTTGCGGTCGAAGGGATGGACCTGCTCCTCTGGGCATTCGCAGTCGCCGAACAGAACAACACCAACGCAGAACTCGAGCCGATCTTCGAGGACATCCGCTCCGAGATTTCAGGAAATCTCCGAAAGCTTCTTCGGAACCTTCCTGATCCGGAACCGGAAGAGCTGTCTGAGGATGACGACCAGTAATGATCGCGGCAAAGAGACAGCTCATTGCAAATGCACTGCTCACAGGCACTGGTGCCGAGATCGCATTGGCAGTCGATACGGACGGTCTCCGCTCCGGCATGCGGCTGTGGTTTGCCGACTTGGATGAACGCCACGGGCCCGTGGCCGAGCTCAAACCCCATGGGCTGAAGTCGCATCGCGTGCGGCTGACGTTCGGAAACTTTTCGGGCGCCGTGATCCGCCAGATTGCACAGGCACCCGTCGAGGATCAGCAACTGGCAAGAGCGCTGGTATCGTCGATTGGCCCGGAGCATGAGGTGTCGATCCATGGGCAGGACTTGGCGGACTGGACTGTCGCCAGTGGGAGCTTTCAACTTCAGGCAGTCGTAAGGCATGTCGAGGGTCCAGATACGGACGAAGCCATTCGGCGCACATGTCAGGAGGTCATCGTTCCGGTCATGGCGGCGATGGCCGAATTGATTGGATACGACATACTTGAGACCGAAACAGCCGAAGCTATGCCCGCCTACGAAGGCGCGGTGCATCCTGCCAACGTGGCACGCCGGGAACGAAATCCGCGAAACCGGCTGCTTTGTATCCGGTTACATGGCGACAAATGCGCTGTTTGCGGCATCGATCCTCGCCAAGTTTACGGTGCTGGGATCGGGATAGTGGAAGTGCATCATCTTGAACCCCTCGCCAATCTTGCGGAACCGCGCCCATATGATCCGGCGTGTGATCTGATCCCGCTATGCCCGAACTGTCATCGGGCAGTTCACACCAGACGTCCGATTCCCCTGGATATTTCCGAACTCCGTCGGTGCATGGAGGACGCAGGTGCCTGATTTCGCCGCCATGCCAATTACATTTGAAGGAGTGCGCGAACGGGTACCCGCCGGTCACACCTTGTCCGAACGGTTGCTGGAACCTTTAATTCTGCTGGATCGGAATGGTGACCGGCTCTCGGCCAGCCTTGGCGGTATGAGGATGATCCGCGGACAGAAAAATGAACTCAGGGCTCCGACCGACGATCACGCATGGGTTGTCGACGGCACCGTTTTGCGGCCGCTTCCAAAAGATGCACCGAAGCTCTTCCGGATTATGCTGGGGGATGTGGACCCGAAAGATCTTCCTTTCAGCGTGGCGATCAGGCTGCTGCGAACGGTCGATGAGCGGATGTCCACGGCTGCTTCCACAAGTGTCCTGATTGCAGGACGGGATGCTGCAGACCAGGAGACCAACCCGGTTGCCCCGAGCGGTCTCCGGGCCGACCTATTTCCCTACCAAGCCCGCGGCGTCCAGTGGATGTGGGACACTGTCGGAAGGACCGGGGGGGTCATTCTGGCGGACGAGATGGGATTGGGAAAAACGATCCAGATCATAGCGCTGCTCCTCATGGACATGCCTGACCAATCAAGCCCTGCGCTCATAGTCTGTCCAACAAGTCTGATCGCCAACTGGGTCCGGGAGATTGAACGATTTGGCCCCAGTCTCGAAACGAACGTGCATCGCGGAAGTCATCGAACGGGCGTCTCCAGTGGCCTCCAAAGGTCGCGGGTCGTGATCACTACCTATGACACGATGGTAAACGATATCTCCATCTTCTCCGGCCTGGAATGGTCGTGGGTAATCTGCGACGAGGCTCAGGCTATCAAGAACCCTTCCTCCAACCGCCGTCAGGCCATCGTCACCATCCCTCGAAAGCGCTCCATTCCCATGACGGGAACTCCCGTAGAGAATACCCTGCTTGATCTGTGGTCGCTTACCGACTTTGCGATACCGGGGCTTCTCGGCACCCAGAGCGAGTTCGAGGCTGAGTTCCCGGACAGTGTCGAAGCGGGTCAGAGGCTCGGTGGCCTGACCGACCCAATCATATTGAAACGGCGTGTTGCCGATGTCGCTTCAGATCTGCCAGAACGGATTGACATCGACATACCGCTTGAGCTCGATGATCGTCTCATCGATCATTATCGTGAAGTTCGGGATACAACACTCGCTAAATATCCTGTTGCCGGGGCACTTGTCGCGACGCTTCAGCTTCAACTCCTTTGCGCACATCCATGGCTACGGCAAAACTCCGACGCTGAAGAAGAAGCCGACATCATCCCCGCGTCCAGCATGCCGCTCGTTACGCCAAAAATGGAACGCATTGCGGCACTGCTCCGCGAGGCTTTTGCGAATGGCCGAAAGGTCATCGTGTTCGCGTTGTTCAACCGTATTGGAGACCTTCTGAAGGAGGTCTGTGCCGACATGCCCGGTGTCCACTGGGGAGCCATTAACGGGTCGACGCCTCAAGAGGACCGGCAGCCAATCGTTGACATATTTTCCGAAAATGTTGGGGCCGCATGTCTCGTCCTCAATCCAAAGGCAGCCGGTGCCGGTCTCAATATCACGGCCGCCACTGTTGTGATCCATTTCACACCGGTCTGGAACCCAGCTGTCGAGGCACAGGCGAGCGCCCGTGCCCACCGCCGCGGGCAAACGCAACCGGTCACCGTATATCGCCTGTTTTACAAAGATACTGTGGAGGAAATTATGATCGAACGATCTGCGTGGAAGAGTGATCTTGCAAATGAGACGGTTCCTGTGTCCACACGCGATGCGGACGACTTGAAGCGGGCGCTGTCCATCCTTCCGGTGAAAACATGACCGGTGATGTGTTCAGCAAAGTACTGAGCGCCAATGATGTAGGAACGACCGGTGGACATCAGGGCGGCATCTTGATTCCCAAGGGTGAAACGCAGCTACTTGCAATCCTGCCCGTACTTGATCCAGAAATCAAAAACCCGGATGCGTGGCTGGATTGTGTGGATGATGCCGGTCAGGCTCTCCGTTTCAGGTTTGTCTATTACAACAACAAGTTACACGACGAAAATGGGACACGAAACGAATTCCGGGTGACGCATATGACCAAATGGTTCCGTGACACCGGCGCTCGTGAGGGCGATGAGTTCAGGATTTCCCTGATGTCTGACAAGATGCGCTATTCAATCGGAATAATTCGTCCCGATCCTGAGGACCAGAACGAAGAAGATGGCGTTCGGATCCGCCTGTCCGGATGGCGGCGAGTCCATTGACCAGATGGATCAATGGGGCCGTGAGATCGCCGATATCTTGATCCGGGGCGAATCTGCCTCGTCAACATAACCTTCCTCACGCGCGCGCAACATGATCTGTTCAGCAATCACTGACTGCCGCCCCGACGGAATGCGGCCAGGCAACAGGCTGCAGGTCCTGAGGATGCCGTCCTCTGTCGGGCTGAATTTCCGGTTCGCCCGACCCCAATCCCTGAGCCTAGACCAAAATGGTGCCCCGATTGCAATCACGTTTTGCTGGGCTGCTATTTCTGCGTCCATCGACGTATTCCGCCGGTCATCGCGCTGCGTGGTTCGTGCTTCTTCGGGGGCTACAACACAATCCTTGAAATCATCTCCATACTCGACGACTGCGCGCTCAATTGCAGCCCAACAGGCTTGCTTCTTCCCCCATTCCGTAATGTTGTTTACACCCGCCTCTGGGGCGGTAATGACCGTCGTGGCCACTTCGGCGGCCATAAGAAGAGTGTCATTCAGAGCCCTCGGAACGGATTGTGTCCGCCAGACAGAATCCAAATCCAGCAACTTTTCGGCTTCATGGGTGTCTGATACAACCTTGGCGATCGTATAAGTGATGATGTTGGCCCGGTAACCGCCAGGATACCACGGTTGTTTCGGCACGACTTTTTCCAGATGGCGAAAGACGATCAGTTTGGCCACAAGTCGCTTGAACCACGTCTCATCAAATTTACTATCGCTGCGTGACCATTCACTTCCGATTGTCTGTGCGAACGTCCCGAAGTTCTTCTGGGCACCCTTGCTCACGGTATCAGGCTGCATCCGGAAGCTCATCTCGACTTTGGCTAGATCGGTCTTGACGAAATATTGGGACTTCGGGTTCTCGATATCGAACCGCCGACGCTCTGCAGGCGATTTTTTGGCCCGCTCCACCAGATACTGCCCTCTTGCCCGCTCGTAGAACCACTTCGTTTCCTTGTTCGTGCCCTCCGCGGCGGGTGCCAAGACGCGGCGTGAAAACTCTTCCATCCGCATGTGAAAGGGGTGGTTCGAAAAGAAATCGGCAGCACTGACCTTGTTCTGGCTGTTGGCGTATTTTGAAATGAACGGCACAATCTCTTCGGAGACCTCGTCAGGCACGACTGTAAGCTTCAACTGGACATGGACATTATCGAGCGTTTCCGGCGATGCGGACAGGGCTGCATGCAGTGACGCCGTTGTCTGTCCCCCGTTCACGATCTGCAGATTGGTGGCCCTGACGATCTGCATTCCGTTCTCGGACCTCACCACCTCGACCTCGTCTGCTGTGGCGGACAATCCGTTGTTGTAGCTGAAGAACATCTCCGGTTCATCCTTGATGGTGTCCCGAATGCCCCTGTTGACTGCACCGCGGGCCTGCAAAAAGCTCCGCACATTCGACTCGAGAAGCCGCGCGCCCCATTTGTCATAGATCTTTGCTAGCTGAGTCCCACCCATTACGATCAGGTAGCTGTCGAGCCTGTCACCACTCCTAGACGCGGCCAGTGCAGGAAGGGCCTCGCCAAAGTCATCCCGGAAATTGACGATGATCTTCTCTCGGGCATGACCCGAGGTCTCGAAGCGGTGAAATCTTGAAAGATCCCAGACGTTATAGGTGACAGGTACATCGGCTATCTTTCCAGCAAGGACGGCGTCCGTCCGGGCACTATAGATGGCGTTGGTAATCAGGATGAGTTTCACCTTGGTGACGGATGACCAAGCGGATGTGATCAAGGATGCTGCACCTGCTTCTGATGATCCCTCCATCAGATCGGAACGGAAAGCAGCGCGGCGTGATGCTGCGACAAAGTTGATCAGGCTGCCAAAGGACTTTTTCGCGTCGGCAGCATTGATTTTCACCGGAGTGGCATCGGGATGAAAGTCGCTGACGATCACGCTCAGAACGCCTTCGGATTCCCGCGGGTCGCCGCCAATTGCGTCGATCCGGACCGGCTTTCCAGAATTCCTGTCCGAGAAGTCGACCCAGTCGGAGGTAACGATCTCGCCCTCCATTTCTAGGCGGTTGGCCATTCGCTCAAAAAAGGCCTCCTTGACGTCTAGAGAGCTTTCTTCGGCGACTGCATCAAGTTCAGCCATGAGACCAGCGTGGTATTCAGTTATTTCTTCCACCGCATTATTCCCTGACTTGAATTCAAAAGCTCATTTACTCGGGAGGGCCCACTTGACCGACTGATTTTCTATATAATTGAAATCTGTAGCCCATCGGGTGTTGCCATTGCAAATGCTCGTTGGTCGCAATCCTATGCCACGGGCCCGGGACGGGTTTCATTGCCAGTAGAGTCCTTCAACCTTGGACCGGCAGTCGAAATGTCCGGCGGGCCTCGGTTCAATCTGCAGCAAAAGTTTAGTACTCGCAATCTTAACCAACCTATCACTGCCAAGGCCGCACTCTAGGCATCGCCCCCATCACCTCGATATCCCGAAGCATGCGGCCCACCGCCAATCCATCGCGAATCCAGTCCAGCGCCTGCCACCAGTCATCATAGCCGCGACGAGCGGACACAATCTGCTCCGGGTGCGGCCGCCAGGTGACCGGACAGGCCAAAACCTCGACCGTTCGCCATTTGCCGCGGGTCAGCACGCGTTCAGTGCCGACGACTATGGTGGTCGCCCGCTCGCCATGCTGATTGCGCTTGGTATCGACCGGCACGCAGCGCGGCACCACGCCGGGCATCCAGTCGGGCGTTAGCCCAGCGCGCGCCAGTTCGGCCACGCGGATCGCCATGCGGATGCCGCCGAGGCTAGCCGGCATTCCGGCAACGGTGGCGGCGATCACCTCGGCATCTGGGTGGGTGTAACTGCCCATCTTGTGCTGGCCGCCGTCAACCTTACAGCCCAGTGCTGCGCGTTGCAGCAGGACATATTCGAGGCCAAAGCCGAAGCCTTCTTCCGATACGTTCTTCGGAAGCGGCAGCTCCAGTTGAGCCTTCTCGATCCGAAACGCCCATTCAAGTGCCGCCTGCACGCCCAGAGCACGTTTTGTGCGTCCGCCGCGATTGATAATCGATCTCTGCAAGGTCATAGCACACCCCGCATCCGGAGGCGTTCCGTGGTGACGAGCCCGCGTTCCAGCATCAATCCGCACATAGCGGCGCTGATCATGTTCGGGGGCAGGTATTCGTCTGAGTTCACCTTGGCCGCATAGAATGCCGCCGTTTCATCGGGGCTGGGCCGTGGCTTGCTTTGGGCCTTGCGGCTGCGCTTGGCTTTCCCAGCACTGGCCGCCGCCTGCGCATCGCGCTGTGCAGCGCGTTCCATGAACCGGTCGAGGGCTTTGGGCCCATCGGGCGGATTGGGATGATCGCACCGGGTCTCGGTGGCGGTCTCGATGATCCGACCCTCGGACAGCCCGAGGTCATCGATCCATTGACGCACATGGGTTCTAGCTGGCGCGCCCTGCCACCAGGCGGGCAGGCTGGCATTTGCGGCGAAGCCCAGCGCATTCAGAAGTTTTGCAAAGAACCGATCAAAATCGGCCTCGCGCGCAGCCGCGTCCTCCTCCTCCTTTACTGATTTACTTAGTGGTTCTCTTACAAGGTTAGTGTCCGGATTTCGGACACGGCTTTGGCCCTTTTCCGGACACGGGTCGGGGCAAAATCCGGACACGGCTTCGGGGTGGCTCCCGTGTCCGAAATCCGGACACGGATCAGTCGCGTCAGGCTCATCGAGACCGCACGTGCCCGCGTCATCAGTGGTTTCCAGATCGTCTGCGTACCCGTGTCCGATTTCCGGACCCGGCCCCACATCAGCCGGTGTGAAGCCGCGCTCGAACCCCAGGATGTAGCGGGTCGGCTGCTGTCGCTTGGTCACTGGATCAATCCGTGGCACACGGCGCAACAGCCCCCCGGCCTCCAACTGGCGCAGGTGGTCATTCAGCGTCGAGCGGCTGATTTCGCAATCGTGGGCCAGCCGAACCTGCGAGGGAAAGCAACCGTAATCCGGGTTGAACCGGTCGCAGAGATGCCAGAGCACGATCTTGGTTGTGGGCTTCAACCCGCGCTGCTTGATGGCCCAGTTGGTGGCGTCATGGCTCATGGCGCGGACCTCCGTACAGGGGGCGCAATGCGCGTCGTAAAACCGTGATCGGCCAGCGCGCCCAGCGCCTCGTCGAGGCTGCGCACCAGCGCCCAGCCGAAGCCCTGCGCCAGCACCGCATCGCGGAAGGCCTCCTGTGTCGGGCGCAGGCGTCCTTTCGGGGCTTTCAGCTCGAGAAACAGCACGCGGCCATCGCACAGGATCACCAGATCGGCAAAGCCCGCATGGACGCCCATGCCGACCAGGATCGCCTGACGCCTTGCACCGCGGGGGCCTGGCTCGGTCACCTCATTGGCGCAGTGATGGATGATTGCCGTGCGGGGCAGGGCGAGGCGCAGGGCCTGCACGAGAGATCGCTGCAGGTCAGCTTCGGGTGTGCCGCGGCGCGTCATCCTGCGGCCCTCCCGTTCTCTTCGCGCTGGGCACGCTGCACCGGCCGCCTTGCGTCGATCACCACCAGCAGCCTCTGCGCGTCTTCACGCTCGGCGGCGGTGTCGCCATGGACGGCCAAGACCCTGCAGGCGAGCCGGATCAGGTGGTCAGAATGATGCGCCACATCGGCGATGACGGCGCGTGCCTCGGACAGGCGGTCTTGGGGCCAATTGTCATCGCCTGTGACGGAAATGTAGGGCGCTGTGCGGCAGGCAGGGTTAAACGGGATAGTGGTCATTTCCGACCTCCTGCCGTCTTGGCCCGCGGCATTTCTTGCGCCGCTAGCCAGTCTTGCACCGCCTTGCGCCGATAAAGCACCATGCGTCCTGCGCGGACACACGGCGGCCCGATGCGCCGCGCCTCCCAGCGCCCGAGCGTGTCGACCGTAACACTGAGCGCGTCGGCCAACTCCTTGCGGCTGATCCAGCACGACAGCAGGGTCGCGCCGGTCATCTCCGGTTCAGTCTGTGATTGAATCATCTCTACCTCCTATTCGCCGCCCGGCATGGGCGGACGTCGTCAGACAGCGAGAACAGATCGACAGGGGTGGCGGGGTGGCGCAGGGTGGCGCTCATTTGCTCAGACCAATGCCACCCCTTGTTTTATTGAGGTTTCGAGGTTTCCAGTCTCTGATGCCGCTCAACCCCAGCGCCCACACGCAACGTTAAGCAACGACTCAGATTGCGCTCGTGCTTTGTTCTGTGCTTCATCCACAGGTAGAGTGGATTGCAGAATCAGCAGGAGAAGGAGGCAGACATGAGTGAGATTATTTTCGATCTGGGTTTGATCTTTCACTGCCCTGCGGCCGTCGCAGACTTCCGGCGCGGCTGATCCCCATTTCCCGTTAGCAAGGCCCAAGGCCGCCTCCACAAGGGGCGCGGTGTGATGACCTGTTCCAGAACAACAAGAAAAGAAATTGAGGCATGGCTTTACCACCCCGTGTTTATTTTACCCTGCACGAAGTCGCCGCCCGCTGGGATTGCACGCTTGCAGATATTGCTGGCTGGGCGTCGGTCGGGCGTTTTGACATCATGACGGCGATTGCACCGCTTATTGTCGGATCGCAGATCGTGTCCGGGTACGTTGTGGTTTCGGTCACGGACATCCTGCAGATGTTCCGCCGCTGCGGAACCGGGCCGACAAAAAGCTTTCTGCGCCGTGTCAGGCCGAAGGACCAGGAGGATTGGATCATGATCGCGGACCCGACCGACCGCATTGAGGTTTCACTGGCAGACCTGTTGATCATAGCCGATGAGGTTCATCGCTTCGAGACGGATTGTGATCTGCTGCGGCGTCCGGCATCGCACATCGGTTCGACAGCACGCTACGATTGGGATGGGATGTATATTTTTCTCATTCGCCGCGTTCATGAACACGGCGTTCCTGAAACGCAGGCCGAATGGGTCGGGGAAGTGCAGGAATGGTTTGTAAGAAAATCCGAAAGCGGCGAGGTGCCCGATGAGCGCACAATTCGCCGACGGCTCACCCCGATCTGGAAAGCGCTGCGAGAAACGTGCTGACGAACGGTGTCGATGAGGCGCAGAAACTCATGCCAACTTCTGCGCCTCGTCCGCGTCATGCACCAGTTTCGGCCGAGGCCTGAAGGCGATGGCCACGGCATCGACGCCCGCGCGCAGCGGTGAGTCCATGAGATGGGCATAGCGCTGGGTCGTCTGCATCTGGCTATGGCCCAAGAGCTTGCCGATCATTTCCAGCGATGCGCCGCCGCTGACCAGCAGGGACGCAAAGGTGTGTCGCAGATCGTGGATGCGTACGTCCGGGATGCCAACCTGCCTCTGGATATTGGACCAGAAGCGTCTGATTTCCTTTACCGGCTGCCCCGGCACATCACCCGGAAACAGCAATTGGCATCCCCGCGGTACCAGCAGCTGGCGCTGTCGCACGATGGCTGCCGCTTCATCAGAAATCGGCAGGCGGTGAACCTTGCGCTGCTTGGTCATACTTGCGGGCTTTGACCAACTCAGATGCTCCAGGTTGAAATGTTCAAACCGCGCCTGACGCACCTCGCCAACGCGCGCACCCGTCAACATGCACATCCGGATAATGTCGGCCGCGCGGCGATCATCGGCCGCGTCCAGCGCCTCGGCCAGTTTGCGGATTTCCTCATGGCACAAAAAACGTTCGCGCGGGTTTTCGATCCGGCGGCGGAAACTCGAAGCCGGATTATCCTCGCGCCACCCCCAACCCACGGCGTAGGTGAACATCTTGCGCAGGACCTCGCCGGTCCGGTTGGCGCGCACCGGGGTCGGCTTGGCCCCCTGCAGTTTCCGCGCCCGGTTATTAGGCTTGGCCTTTGACGGGCGGGCACGGCCAGCAGCGACCTTGTTCAGCAGTTTTTCCACATCATAGGGCGTGATCTCCGTTACCAGCCGGTTGCCCCATTCCGGTGCCACAAGTTTCGCCAGCATCGATTTTTGGTCTGAGGCGTTGGTTGGGGAAAGGTGCGGCAGGTGAACTTCGGTGTAGCGCTCGATCAGATCTTTGAACCTTGGGGCCTCTCGCCCGCTTTCCTTCTGGCCCAATGGATCGCCACCAGCGTCGATCTCACGTCGCAATTCCTTCGCCCGGTCGCGGGCGGACGTCGTCGACCATTCGGGCCAGCGCCCGATGGTCATCCGCCGTTGCCGCCCTGCATGGCGATAGTCGATCGTGAATGCCCGATTCCCCGACCGGTATATGCAGACTGCAAAGCCCCGCACATCCGTGTCAAAAATCTGGTAATCACGCCCCGCCGCCGGTTCGGCATCGCGAACGCATTTCTCATTCAATCGCAATCGGTTGACCAT